AAAAGAATTGGGCGGTAGTCTGCGCAGGGGTTGAGCCTGAGCGTGAGCCTGTACGATTTTCGTACACTTGGCGCGTTGATTTGACCTTCTAGGGAGATGAGAGTAAACTGGGCTTTGCCCAGACAGGGTGAAATAACTAGATAAAGGATAAAGAAATGGCTAAGAATAAAGAAACTGCTCCAAAGGCTTCACATGATGTTAATGATGAATTAGTGCGCGAGTTGTCCGCTTCCTTCAATGTTAACCTTGAGAAGGCTTGGTGGGTCAAGGCTCGCAAAATGGTTGAAGGTGGCGCGATTTCGGTACGCGGTCTGAAGGCTACGATTAAGAAGGTTGAAGACACTTTCGGTAATGCTCCAACTCTGCGCTCTACTTGGTCGCAGTACTTCTCTGACGCTTTTCAGGTTGAAGACTTGGAAGGTGGAAAGGCGCAAAGTCTGAAGGCGATTTTGAATCTTACGATTCAAGCGACCCGCAAGGCTGGCGGTCGTGAGGGATTTGCGGAGATTCTTGAGGGCTCAAAGTCTTTCGCTGAGTTCGCAAAGAAGGTTGAGAAAATGCCAAAGAAGGAAAGCAACTCAAGTGATGAGCCAAGCGTGGCTGACTTAAAAGCGGCTATGGCTCACGCTGACGGCGTGATTTTGCTGGCGCTAACTGCGCTCCGCGCTCTTTCGGGAGATGAGGCTCTAATCCGTGATTTCTCAAAGGCTGAGGAATTGGCAAAAGTCTTGAAGGCGATTACTGCCAACTCTCGCGCGGTTGCGGTTGCTCATCCTGTAAACGCATAACACCTAGCACGCTGAGCGCCTACCCTTTCGGGGGTGGGCGCTTCGTGCTGTCTGCGTACGATTCTCGTACGCGCCAAAAAAAATAGCTATTTTTCAGCGCGAAAAATTTGTGTTGAGAAAAGTTTGTGCCGAAGGCTCCGTTTGTGTTGGTTTGTGTAGGAGAGTTTGTGTCGGAAGGTTTGTGTCGGGTGAGTTTGTGTCGGGGTGGGTGATAGATATAGCCGTGTTGCGGTGTATGAGAATCGTACGGCACTCATCATCACACCAATACCTAGCCGAAAGGTTTGTGTCGGTGGTGGTATAGAGATAGCCGAGTTGCCTATAATTCCAACCATTGGGGCTTGACTTAGCCACCCCATAATGGGATAATAGTGCTACCGCAGGTCCAAACTGCGGTGGGTGGGCTATGCGTACCTTTATCCGCCTAGCCCACTCTACCCCTGTACGATAATCGTACAGGTAAGACCCTAGTTAGAAAGGTAAGACAATGACTCAAGACGAGTTAATCAGTAAGTTAGTAGCACAGCGTCAAGCAGGACTTATTACCGAAGATGAGTTTTGGTCTGAGGTCAGAGAAGCCCACCTGATGAGTATGGTTGGCATAAACGAAGGGATAGCGCGATAATGTATCTAACTCAATATGATGTATTCGCAATAATCATAGCGTTGCTAGGTTTGATGTTTCTTGTATTCACAACCTTCCGCGCTAACGCTCGACTAACACGCCAGCGTGATGAGTGGCGAGAACAAGCCATAGAACTATACAACGAAGTTAAACTGTACGAGAATCGTACAGAAAGGATATAAAATGCCAAGCACCGCTTCGGTAGCATTACTTGGAACAGGGGTCTGCCCCTACTGCCGTGAGCCTAGTGTCCTATACACTCACTCGCTAGCACACACTATGCCTTTGGTTCATTGGACAGGTGAAACAGCCAAAAGGCACTACGCTGGTTGCTCATCTTGTGAGCGCGCCAATATCAGAAATAGTTTTCGCTATGGTTCTGTACCAGAAGAAATGACGGCTGAACTAGATATGATATCGGAACAGTTGCTTACCCTTATTCCGTATCAGACACCAGAGTGCGAATCCTGCCAGCGACCTTTGCTCGACAGTTCCAGTTTGGACTATACGCTGGAGCCTTATACAGAACTTAGGTATTTGGCTACACAGGCTCAGGCATCTCTTGATGATGAGCGTACGATTATCGTACACCGCCGTTGTAGTCATACAACCAGTTGTTGCGATAGAGTGCTTAGCAATTCATCACGCGAACGATTTTTCTTAATATACAACAGAGAGTCTAGCCTATGCCAGCAATGTCTTACATCGGAAATGAAAGAGAGAGGACATAACTTCGAAGATGATTACTTCTTGTGTAATGGTTGCGACATCTATTGCCACAACCAAGAAAGACATCACTTCCATAGTAGGCGATACTGTGAAAGTTGCTACAACAACAATGTTAGTTGGTGTAATGAGTGTGAAGTTGATTACTGGTCAGACGATTATCACAACTGTAATCAAAATGACGAATCACTTATCCTTGACTACTCCGACAAGCCACGCCCGATATTCTACGGAAAGAACTATAACCCGAAAGAGCGTCTATTTTTCGGGCTGGAACTCGAAGTCGAATCAATCAGAGGAGATAGAGAGGAAAATGCTGGTATCGTGAAAGAATTGCTAGGCGATAGGGTATATCTCAAAGAAGATGGCTCGCTTAACAATGGCTTTGAGATAGTGTCGCACCCTCACTCACTCGAAGCCTTCCGCAAGGAGTTCAACTGGTCATCTTTCTCGCGCTTACGAAATATCGGTCTGCGCTCTTGGGATACCAGCACTTGCGGTATTCATATCCATGTATCACGCAATGCTTTCGGTCCTGTGTACGAGAATCGTACAGGGGAACCCTATGACCCTTGGGCTGATGATATGACCTATGCTGAGAGGCAGGTATATTACAGAACTAGACAGACACACGAACTCAAGTTCATCAAACTTATCTACGACAATGATAGGCAAGTCTGCCGACTTGCTGGGCGATATAGTGAGGACTATGCCAACTTCGCAGATAAAGGAAGGCTGACTCGCAAGGTCAGGCGTGGTGAAACTAGCGGTGGCAGACACGCTGCCGTCAATACTGAAAATGATAGCACTCTAGAAGTACGCGTATTCAAAGGTTCTTTAGCACCTGAGCGCGTATTAGCGTGTCTAGAGTTCGTACACTCTGCCGTTGAGTACACACGCGACCTCAAGGTTAGTGGGAATACTATTCCACTCAGCACAGGCAAAGTTAAACCCACAGCCTTAACTTGGTTAGCATATTCAAGTTATGTCTATACACACTCAGAGCAATACCCCAACTTAACTTCTCTAATGGTCAGAACCTTTGACCGAGATAACCTAGAGGAATAGTGTACGAGAATCGTACAGAAAGGATATGAACAATGTGTATGCTATGCGTAGTTCCTCCTAATGTTATCCCTGATAAGGATATGCTGGAGAACTCTTGCTTAAATAATCCACACGGATTCGGTTATGCTATCGCTATACCGAAAGAGGGAAGAATACAAGTCTTTACCTCTATGAACGCTGATGAGTGTATTGCTAGGTTTCTATTTGATAGAGCCTTATACCCTGAAGCACACGCTATATTCCACGCTAGATATGCTACTCACGGAGCCAATAATCTAGCCAACTGCCACCCTTTCAAGGTTGTTGATGATAAGACATACCTTGCTCACAATGGTATCTTGCCTATCTTGGAATCTAACAAAGAGGATAGGAGCGATACTCGTATATTCGCTGAGGACTTAATGCCTGCCATTGGCGGTGTTGTAGCCCTAGACAATTCGCAAGTATGGAATATGCTTGAGGATTTTACCAAAGGCTCTAAGGTTGCTTTCTTAACAGTAGACCCAAGAGCAGAGCACGAACTCTATCTATTACACGAAGAGTTGGGACACTACGACAAGAGTGGCGTGTGGTGGTCTAACGATACTTGCTATCTTGACTATGGGTATCCGCACTCTTACAGCAAATATATGTCCCACTACTTACACGACACCAAAGATGTGGAGAAGGGTACTCCTAGTGATGACCCTGATACTTACTTCCTTGAGTGTATGACTTGCGACTCAGTACAAGAGTACTGGGAAGCATTGAAAAAAGGTAATGATTCTTTCTGCGGTACTTGCGGTACTTGCTATGACTGTAATACGCACAGGAGTAGTTGCCTATGCTATCACTACAAGGCGTACGATTATCGTACACCCAAGAAAAATCCTGAAACCGAGATACCAGCGTGGGGGTGGTATTAAAATGATAAATGGTATGCTAGTCAATGGCTTCATAGTACGAGCCAAAGAAGGCAACCTCAGTTATGGCTTGTTCCCAAGTGTGGAGGCGGCAAATGCGTGGGTAGAGATGATGACGATTCCTGTCGTTGTCGAACCTGTGTACGCACCGACTTTTAATCGTGGGTAAGAAGCCGTGGAAGCCTGTACCACCGACTCCTTTCTACTTTAGCAAGCGAGCCGAAATGTTTTCCGCTAGTGCTGATAAGGCGCTAGCGGAGGGCAGAATCATAGATAGTTCTGCCCTGATGCTCAAAGCCATTGAGTATCGTACCCTAGCGGGGCAACTCCCGTTAGAGAAAGAGATAAATGACAACACTATACAACGAAAGGGAGTGCTATAAATGTGGCGTGGCTTTAGTTGTCCCACGCTATGATGATAGTGCTTATTCGTATTGTCAGGCTTGTGCTTTTTCTAAGTTAGGAGTGTACGATTCTCGTACACTTAATGGAGGTAATGATGATAGATAATCATATGCCTGTATTCAAAGAAAAAGCACTATGCGCTGAATATCCAGCAGAGTGGTGGTTCCCGCAGGAAGTCGCGGGAACTTCTACTAAATGGTCGCGTACTCCTGAAGCGATGAAGGCTAGGAAAATCTGCGAAGGTTGCCCTGCCCTTTTGGAGTGCCGAAATTACGCTCTTGCCTACTCAGGTCTTGCTGGCATTTGGGGAGGTATGGACTACCAAGAGCGCAGAGTAATACAGAATACACTCGGTATCACGCCTATCTTTATGATGGACACTTACGATACTAGAGTGCCGAAAGGACCACTAAATGAGGAGGTATCATTTGATTAACAATGATGATGAGTACTTTCCTTATGAAAGCGTAGGAGAACAAGTAGCACTTATATTCTGGATACTTTACGGAGTATCTGGAATCTTTGGACTCTTACTGCTAGTAGCACTATAACCCTAGTGTACGATAATCGTACAGAAAGAAAGTATATGGCAAAATATGGAAATGTCACAGTCGCATTGGCTGGACAAGACGGAAACGCTTTTGCTGTTATGGCAAAGGTATCGGGCGCACTCCGCAAAGGGGGTGCGCCTGAAAACGAGATAGAAGAATATCTCGCTGAATCCACAGAAGGAGATTACGATAATCTCTTACAAACTGCTATGAAATGGGTTAATATAACCTAACTGTACGATAATCGTACACTAAGCCCTTACCGCTTCGGCGGTAGGGGCTTTTTTAATACCTTCACACTCACACCCTTTACAGTATTGGTGTAGTTCTCTAGCCAATAGTTCCTGACCTAGTTCGCGCTTGTGCGCTTCCCACCCGCACGAGGCGCACTTCACGAAAGGTTTGTGTTGGGCTCAGGATAGACCTTGCCGTTTTCTGGGACAGACCTTGCCGTATCCTCATCATCACTAAACAATTGAACAACACCTTCATAAAATGTATCGATTAAGTCAACCATAATATATGTCTTAACTGCAAGGTTGTGAACTGCTTTGGCCAAGTCATCTAATACTTTAATAAACTCTGCATCTTCTTTTTCAATCCAACTCTGGTCCTTCAACTTGCTCTCCAAGGTCTCCAGCATCTCCTTCAATGGAGTCTGTTCCATCTTCGTCCTCCTTATAGTCACGTTCTTTGCGTGGTCTGCTACCACCTAGTATATTTAATAAACTGTTTAAAGCACGGTTGACGCGCATACGCGCGGCATCTTCAGATATCCCTAACTCCTGAGCAAGTGTAGAGTTATCAGCACCGTCTCCGAACCTATCGTAGATAACAATGAACTGTTCCTCTGACATCTTACTCATAGCCTTCTCAAGGTCCGCCACCATAGCAAGCCAGTTGTTTCCTTCAGAAGCAACCTTCTTGTTGGCTGCAAAGCCAATGTCGTTCAGCGCTGGAGCAGTTGAGTCCCCACGCAGTACAGCAGGAAGCAGTAACTCTAGGACATTCTTATCATAGTAGTAGTTATCTTCTACTTTGTAGCCCGCAATCTTAGCCTTCTCTCTCTGGCAGTAATCTTTAGCAGCATTACGCAGAGAACGAGCGATTAACTTTACGGATTGTTTATCGTCTAACTTCTCCCAAACCTTGACCTTGTTAGGATGTTCTAAGAACCATAACCATAACTCTTGGCGAATATCGTCAGCATCCACCATACGAAACTTACGAGCAAACTCGTAGCCAAGATGTGCTACAAGGTTCTCGTATTTTTCTATTACCACTCGTACACTTCTCCTTCTACTGTGAAGGAACGACCAATGATAGGAACGTTTACAGGAACTACATTACTACGACGAATATACAAAACTGTAAATCCTTGTTGCCAATTAGCAGAACCAGTACGCAAGTAATCTGCTTTGTTCAAGTCCATCAAGTGTCCGACTTCAACTCCAAAGAGTCTTGAACTAATCCGCCCATTGTAACCGACGTGATGGTGCTGGATACCCTGCCTGTGGGTGTGTCCACATACGACAGATAATCCGATACGTCTCGCAAGGTTAAGCGCAGTTCCTCCCGCAGTTTGTAGAAGACTCCCCTCATCTCCGTGGGCAAGAGCCCATCCTGGGGCAAACTGCCAGATTTTACTGTGATACGTAATATCAAGTTCGTGGTATCTGAGCAGTTCCTCATATTCCAAAGCGCGGAGCCCAGCAAGTGCAGGGGCGTACTTGTCGATGTAGTTTTCGATTCTGTCACCGTGATTACTCCTCATAACGTGAAATGGTTTATCTCCCAAAGCATCTTTAAAACGTTCCATAATATCAGAAGTCTTATCGAGACCTGACTGTAAAGTCTTAGCATACTCTGCTGCTCTACCTTTATTCCATCGAGATGGTTCAGGACTATCTGCTTCATCACCTACACAGTAGAGTTCGTCAGGTTCAAAGTTATAGACGAAATCAGTTAGTGCGGTAATTGCTCTGGCATCGTGGCTAGGTGCTTGGATATCTGAGATAACTACAACTCGTTTGAGTTTGCTCACTTTTTCTTCTTCTTTCGCTTAGGCGCAGCCTTTTTCTTAGCACGGCGTTTGTTCTCCATAGCAACATTTTTGCTCTTGGATACTACGCGGAGATTAGATTTACGGTCATCACCAGCACGACCTTTGTTATTCTTATGGTCTACTTCTTTATTACGCGGAAGAGACTTTCCAGTATCGTCTTCGTAATCAACACGGGCTTTGTTAGAAGAAGTAGTAACAGTTGTACCGTCTTTTTTCTTGCGTTTGAAAACATAGATAGGTCTACCTCCGTTTTGCTTGCTTCCTTTGTAAGGTCCAAATCTTTTCATTTGTCCCACTTTCCTCTCAATACGAGCAATCCAATGATTGCATAGTTTGCCATATCTTTAAACGAATCCTCAAGAGATTCGTGTTGTGGACTTTTCCTAGAATCCACAAGATTATTTATACGGGCTAACTTATCGTGCATCCTTACACGAAGCCCATTGACTGGACCACCTGGACTATCTGAAATATTTCTTGGCCCATAATCTTTATGCTTGGAAAGAAGCAAGGTTTCTAGTTCAGCAAAGACATCATAGACATCTAACTCAAACTTAGAAGGACGTTCTTCCAACGGGTCATTCTTTTTTGTCAAGTTCTTCCTCCAGTTCCTCTATCAAATCTTCCATATTGGATTGAATAGTTACCTCTTCTAGGAACTCTTTGAGAGTATCTTCAGATGAGTTTACCATAAGCAAGGTCGTACTTTGGATAAGTTCCATAGCCTCTTTAATGCCATTACTAAATAACAAAACGTTATGTAATTCTCTGAGGAATCCAAAGAAGTTAAAGGTACAGTCTTCTCCTAATGGTAACATCCAAGAGTACTGAATACCGCAATGCTCAAGATACTTGAAGATATCACGACCTGAATAGTCGCACTCTTCGCATTGGTATAAGCCTTTGTTATTAGGCAATAACATTACTGAGCACCTGCTATCTTTTCTTTGAAGTAGTCTGCTCCGTAAGTCCGATAGAGCGAATTAACATCTTCGCCTTCTGGCGCTTGTATGACGACAACGTTGGACAGTTCTCGAGAAAGGGACTTACCGAAATCATAGCCTGCATTGTCTCCGTCCGCGAAGAGGAAAACCTTATCGAAGTCAGCCAAGAGCCTATTGTAATGTTTCTTCCAATTATTGACGCCAGGGACACCAACTGACGGAATGTTACAAACCAAGTCCAAACTAATGGTGTCGATTTCGCCCTCACATATACATATGTATGACGATGCACGGAAAAGCGCTCCCACATTATACAAGTGTGTCGTAGCCCCAGCCATTCCCATATACTTGGGCTCTTCGTGTCCGAGACTCCTGAAACGCAAGTCAACAACACCAGACTTTGTGATGTAAGGGATGCAGAGCCTATTCGTATACGCTTCATATCCTGTCAGCGGGTCTAAGACGACGCCCAAGCGTGCTTTGATTGCTGCCTCCATTGTTATGCCGCGTTCTGCGAGGTATTCCTCCGCTTCTGGCAGTGCGCTGTGGTAATACTTTGCCGCTTTTGTTAAAGATTCCCTCTGTGATGCTGATTGCTTCACGAAACTTGACCCCTTCCTTTTGCATAATTATAGCATAACCATCGCCCTTTGTTTGGCAAGCAAAGCAACAGAAAGCATTCTCATCAAGATTAACTGTTGCAGAGTTATGTCTATCATCGTGGAACGGACACTTAATAGAAAACCACCCACGACGAGTTGGTACGGTTGCCCCATAATGCTCTAAAATCACTGATATATCAGGCTTTTCTGTCATTTTATCCCTTAGCAATTTCAGCAGCAAGAAACAATGTCTTAGACCTTACTGCCGTATCATTAAAATTATACTCGTTACTCTTCATTGCTTCTACTGCTGCTTTATGTAAATCATTCACTATTCGAGCACGAATAAATCTTTCAAACCCAGCCATATTGAAATCAGACATAGATGTTTTGCCTTCTGTATCAAATTGCTCACTCATTAGTCATAGCCTTTCGTAGTAACTCCACCCATACTGATACAGGCATTGTAGCATACCATTCAGCAGGGTCTCCCTTGCCTTTGCGTTTATGAATTACTGTCCCTGTCCAAGCCTTTGAGTTCTTTGTTTCAACTTCTAATTCTGCTAACCAACCAGCAAGGTCTAACTTGGCGTGGTTCTTAATTTCAATACAGACACCATTGATGCCTGAGATATCACCCTTATCCAGAGTGGCTCCCGCAAGCCTTCTTTCTGCGTACGGGAACCACTGTTGGAGATATTTAACTACATCTCTCTCTGCTTGAGAGCCCTTGATTTTGGATTTGCTAGACATTAGTACCAGCCGTTAGACTGCCAATGAGACCACGCAACGGTTGGAGTACCATAGCGGTGGACGATATACTTGAGTCCTTTAGAAACCTGATATTCAATTGTTGAGTCTTTTGGTGTACCCAATACTTGGGCAATACCATAGGCACTCGAGTGAGGGTTCTTGGCTTTCCAGTTCCAAGCAGATTCTTTACCCCACAATTTAGCAAGTGCGTTCCATTCCTGTTGCGCTTTCTTGCCAAACATTTTATTAACTTTTTGTTTTGCGATTGATTGTGCTAACATTTTAGGGCTCGGTAAAACAGTTTCTGTTTTTCCCATTGAAACCATAATTGGTTTTAACGGGTTTACTTTAATGAGCCACGCACCCACACCGTGGGGCAATGTTGCCACAAATATTGCAATCGCGGATATTGTTGATACTGTCGATAGTTTCATCTTTACTCCTCAATGGGTGCGGTAGCCTGCGTTCCACAGTCAGCGCACTCCATATCTAGAAAATACATCCCTATAGTGTTGTCTTCTGCGAAGACTACTTTGAGATTCCATACGAAACTCCCACAGATGCACACCGTAGTTGGATTACCACGGATATCCATCGCCTTGTCATAACTCGGTTTGAGTTCTGCAATAGGTTTAGCCATTAAGACCTGTCAGGTATATCAGACACATCCATAATCTCGGGATTAAACTGCAACCAATGAGCCGTATCCCCCGAAGGGTCTGCTTTGCCATATCGGTTCTTTACGGGCGCAACGGCTATATATCCTGGCGCGTTGGAACCTACCGTGCAAATCAGGGCAGGTAATTGCGCTACCATCCCCTGAAGCGCGCTCCGTGGTTGGCACGGATTACCTGAATACGACTCTTTGGTGTGATGCAGTACAAGCACAGCAGAATTGGTATCCCTTGCGAGATACTTCAATTCCTTTATTGTGGAGCGCATACCAGCAAACTCTTCTCCGCCATCATTAGAGATATCCATAAGGTTATCTATAACGATGAGAGTAGGGGCGCAACCCCACAACTCTTCAAAAGCAAGAACTTCTTGGTCAACATCAGCAAGCGAAGGCGCTGCTTCAAATGACCAGAAGATATGCCCTGAAGAATCATTTATTATTTTTCTTGATTCGGCAACATCCTTGACGAGCATTTCTTCTGCATCGCTTTGGGTCTTACCGCTTATCATTGACAGTAAACGCATAGCCATTGTATGCGCGTTTGTGTCGGCACTTACATACAGTGTTGGTACTTTGGCACGCAACGCCATAGCCAATGCTAGTGTCGACTTACCAGCACCAGGGGTACCAGCAATCATCGATACTTCAGCACGTCTAAGTATAATCTTATGCG